GAGGACTCGATATCTAGTTTGAGTGGTGACCGTCACTCATGCAATCATGACTGAATTATCCAAGCGACTTGCGATGTATTTAGGACGGGTAATGTATTAATCGCGTGTCCATCACATGAGACTCCATACAAACAATTACCTAACATCACTTCAGTAGCAGTAGTATAGATTTCGGTAACAGCTGCGCCTCCGTTAATTAAATCGTTATGAAGCGTAACTTTCTCGTCCTGAGTAATATAGCCACAACCCCCAAAATTCCTAAACGTCATACTGTCATCGTCGTCGGTTGGTATAGTAATTATTTCGCTAATATGATTAAAGTTAGTAAGGTAAGCCTCATCGTAGCAATAAAAACTTATCACTAAATAAGTAATATCAGGAACTCCAATCAGAGATCTCAGCCTGGCTAATAATGCTGCATGTGTTTCACCTTCAAGCATATAAAATGAATTATACGCTATTACAATGTTACCAGACAGATATGTTAAAAAAACGTCATTAGTGATAAACTCGTTATGGATTGTGATGTTATATTCATCAAAATCAGCAAGCATGACATTAGGGTCATACAATGTATAATTGCGTAGTATTAATCTCTCATCAACATCCTGTCCGCAATAAGTAAAGATAATCCCTTCAAAATCCCGTCCACCTATGTCTATTACGGGGATTGTACTATCCAGCTCTGCTACTATATAGCGCGTCCAAATTCCAAATCGTTGACCATTGGTGAATGCCTTAAACAAACTGGCATGACGATATAAGATTTGAGTATCCAATTCAGCGGAGACATCATAAATCCCGCTTAGATCTCGTAAAACACCGCCAACAAGCACCCTTTTCGGCGAGAACAATCTTGCGCTTAACAAACATCTCTTTAGACTAATGATACCAGACATACTAAACATCTTAAAAAAGTTTGGCTTAACGTACCCGCTAGTGACCTCCTCGCATAAATGAGAGAACAGCGATAAGCTGTCGGTAAAATAATCCACTGTCTCTTTTAAAGCTATTAAATTACCAGCATTATAAAATCCAAGTTCGTCATACTCGTTCACATCAAAGTTAACAACATGTGGAATATCAGTTTGTAAACGAAATGGCAAATTATTATAAATGGTATTGTAACAACCTAAACTTAAAATAATATTTGAGATCTCAAAATCTGTCCACGTGTAAAGAGGGACTTCTCCCGCCTTTAATGTTTTACGAATATAAAGATAACATTCGCTACTACCAAAAGGAGAAAACTGGTTTTTCACGAATTTAATTATAGGCTTCTCCAATATTCCAACATCAGTGAAATATGTAGTTAGCGCGTTGAATATCGAACTGATTAAGTAGTTCACTTTAATTAATAAGAAACTCCCAGTAATGTTGTAATACCTTCTAACAATGCCCATGACTGCATCCGCGATTGCAACATTCTTAACTGCAACTGTAGCACCTTGTATTGTAGTTTGGTCAATATCACTTACAGTGATGTTATACTGATTACTCTCAACCACTTGTTCAATATCTGCGGCCTGCCTTGGATATTCAGCGTTTCGACCAAAACCACTTCCAGACCACCGTCCATGAGTAAGACGATCAATGACACCGATACTCGGCTCGTTAACTACACCAAGCATTCGATAATACACACGCTCTTGGGTTAAATTAGCGAGGTTATCTGCGTTCTGATATATGTCCGTAGCGTAACAGTAAATCATGAGTGAACATAGTTTCAAAGTTGACCCATTCCAATCTTTGTTGAAGTCACTGTCAAGAGAATCTGAAAATGACCCTATATTTAGAATTGGCTTATTACTAGTATATGCCATAACAATTTTACTCGCTAAACTATCATCATCTATACGAATACTCGACTTTGGAATTGTCTTAAGGAATTTAGTTGGTTCAAGTTTATTCTTGAATTGATCAGTTCCTAAGCCTCGATATCGTCTGTTCGCATATACATTATTTACCAGGTTCGCATCAATTATTCCAGTAGCTAGTGGCTCAACATAACATCGAGGATTACCTTCCATGTGACCAAACACCATCCACATTTGATGAACAGAATTAAAAGTTATATAATTCTCATATTCCAACAGTCTTAGAGTTACTAACAATCGTCCAATATCACGCTGTGGGCCGAGAGGGTACCCTATATGGACAACGCGCTTATTACTATCCACCTGGTATGAAGTTTCCTCATTGGTCACATTAAAGTCAATGGCGGGGTATCTAATGCCATTCCTAATTATTTCACGAAGGTTAGCTATTTGAATGTATGGAGTTGGACTTTCATTAAACACCCTAGCTTGTTCGTTCCCTATGTAACTCACCATGCGATGTTGTCGAATATACAGGTCGCTTAACGTTCCTAAATTAAGTCCCCATTGCCTGCCCAAGCCTCGTAGCTCATCAGCTAAATATTTGCGTATCTGTTCAACGAATAATCCTTTATCAGTGCTAAAGCTACTAATAGTTGACGCTACCGTAGGAGTCCCACATAAGATTTTCAAAATGTGATAATATCTCCGTCCTGTGGCGGGCATTGCATTATAGCATGTGTCGTTACACAAAGCCACATAATTTAATCTTCGCTCAAATTGCAGCTGCTTTTGTTGACAAAAAATTTGTGCTCTCCAAGACCTCCATACATTAAACACTGCATATTCTAACACTTGAAGTACGCTATCAAAGACGTGATAATGTAAATAGTTAAATGTATCATAAAGGTGAATGCCTAACATATAAGTGGAATTTATCGGAAATATATGCTCGGTGACATTATTGAGTTTTACAGGCCAAAAGATACGATAATTATTATTATAGATTAGATTGCCATAATCATGACGTGCGAAGAGGTTATACGTGCTTTTCTTTGTCGGTAGGCTTAGACATCTGATGCCATCTCCTATATCGATGCAGTAACACTGCAATAGATCTCCAAAAACAGAAAAAAAATCGTCGGGTTCGGAATTAAACTCATTATAATTATATATATACTGCATGCATTCTTGATTCTTGAGTATAAAATTGTTAGTTATCTTTCCGGTAATATACAAGTAAAACAGTGCGCCAAAACCAAACATGTTAATTTTAGATAACTCCCACTCCTCACGTTGTGTTAAGGTAATAAACCCGAAAATTTTGTCATGGAAAAGATCAACTATTAGACTTAATAATGTGTCATCATCTATCCGAAAATTGTCTTTACTTTTATCTTTCTGTTTCCACATCATCTTTTCTTTATACTCAGATAGCCCATGGGAGATCAGATCATTAAATTCAGCTTGAGTAAAACAAAAAAATTCGAGTTTTTTAGATAGCTTAAGTTGTTTAGCATATACAATTTTGTTGTTGATATTTAGTTTAACGTGTGTGATTTCAAGTTCATTTCGAATATTTAAGTCATGAAAATCGTATGCATATTGAATCGTTTTAACCCGTCTATCATCAACGATCGCATTCAATGTCCTTTGCAGATAATTCAAATTCATGTTGCCTAGATATTTTGTCCCGGG